AATCAAAACGGAGACATTGAAACTCAACTTCAGAAAGTCCGAAGGGGTTATTTGCACAGACGAAACAATGGATTTGATGGATGAGTTTATAACGCTTGTACCTGAGATTCACAAGCCTAATCTAACGGCTATTAAAGCGGCTATCAAAGAAGACCGAAGTGTGAACGGGTATGTGATTCAAACCAGATATAACCTACAAATCAAATGACATTCCAAACAGAAATAGAAGACCTTACGAAGTACGTTAATCAGTACTACGAATGCGACCTTCAAGACGGCAACGAACTATCTACATTGATTCAAAAGATAACGGGGCTGCTCTACTTCTTAGAAACCGTTAGGAGTTCAACGCACGACCTTTACGAGACTAAAGTGTTTAACCTAGTGAAAGAGGGAGCAAGTGTATCAAGGGCTGTTAACGAGGCTAACGTAGAGTTTCCTGAGATGTATCAATTGAGACACATTATGACATCGGATTTTAATATGAAAAGCAGCCCACTACCAACGTTTCAATTTAGCACGATACTGGATGCTGTTTTTGATATTTATTGTTGTGTGGAGCGTAGGGTTTGTGAGTAAGCCTTAGTAATTATACGGATTAGAAAAGCAAAGACATGAAAGCAGAATCTACTATAAAGAAAACGATAAAAGCCTTGACCGAAAAAGAGAAATGGCTTGTGATTGCTATTAAAGAATTAGATGACAATGGGCGTGAAGACCTACTGGACTTTATAGGGCAGTTAGATGTGATTAGAGCAAGGCTTGACGCTTTGAGGTGGGTAATTGGACAGTAGAATTATTACATACAACGGGTTATAAGGTTGTCGATGCTATCCGAACTAATATATCCTACTTGAAAAGCGAAAGACAATCAACTAACTACCAGCCGACATGACCGAAGAAGACAATTTGCAAATTGCAGCAATGCGATACATAAGACTTCAATACTCAGACGCGATTAGTTTCCACGTGCGAAACGAGGGCATAAGGGGTTCTAGGGCGCAACAGATGGCGTACGGTTCTAAGTCTAAAAAGATGGGTGTTCTAAGCGGGGTTTCTGATATTATAATCCTAGAGCCTAAAGGAATTTACCATGGTCTATTGATTGAATTGAAATCTAAGAAGGGTAGGATTCAACCAAGTCAAACGCTATTCCTAGATAGGGCAAAGGCTAAGAATTACATGACGGCTATTTGTAGGACGTTCGATGAGGTTCAAGAGTGTGTTGATGAGTATATGTACCAAAGGTGCGAACATTACTTTTCTACATTTTACGATAACACAGGATTCGTGAATTACAGAGACTGCAAATTTTGCGGGGCTAAGAAATCAAACTAAAAACTAAACGAGATGAACCAGATATTCCGAGACATGGACAAGATTGTAGAGACAATGGACAACGCGATTAATCAACTAAAATTAACCAAGATGAAAGACACATATTTTAACACCACAAACCAATCAGGCGAAAACCTAAAGTATTACAAGCGAAAAGCACGTAGCCAAGATGAGGAGGTTCTGGAGATATTCAAATCGCCTTATACCCGGAACGTGTCTCCTGAGATGGTAATGGGTTATCTCAAAGCCAAAGACCCTGAGAAATACGGCAACACTCCTTTGACAAGCGTTAGACGTGCTTTCTCTAACCTTAAAAACAGGTCGTTGATATACAAGACGGGTACGTTAGTTAAGGGCGACTACGGAAGACCTGTTCACGTTTGGGCTTTGGTTAAATGAAGATTCTAAATTTATATTCTTGCCTTGGAGGAAACCGCTATAAGTGGGACGAGGTGGCAAAAGAGGCTGGCATTGAGTTACAAGTAACAGCCGTTGAGTTAGACCCTGAACTTGCGAGAATGTACCAAGAGCGATTTCCGAACGACATTGTGGTTGTGGCAGATGCACATCAGTATCTTTTAGACCACTACAAGGAGTTTGATTTCGCTTGGAGTTCACCGCCTTGTCCTACGCACAGTAGGTTAAGAAAGACAAACACCGGTGAAGGTGAAAGACAATCCAAGGCGTCCTATCCAGACATGAAACTTTATCAGGAGATTATTTTTCTTGAGCATTTTTTTAAGGGGATGTTTTGTGTTGAAAATGTGATTTCATATTACAACCCTTTGATTGAACCAAAGAAAAGAAAGCGACATTATTACTGGACAAACTTTAATCTTCCAAACGTTCTTACCGATAGAGATATTAAAGTAGGAACGGGCGTAAATGAATTTAACAACCTATGCGACTTCCATCAAATAGACCTTTCAAGCTACAAAGGAACTCAGCGCAAAGATAAGATAGCCCGTAACCTGGTGGACTACGAAGCTGGCAGAACCATACTCGAAACCGCTTTAGGTATTATCCGAAAGTCAAACGTTAATCAAACTGAACTATTCCAATGAGCAGCGTTGACCATATCACATTTATAATAGCAAAGCAACTATTGAAGGACAAGAAAGACAAGGCTGCGGAGGCTCTAAATAAATCACCTACTGACAAGGATATTGAAGACCTGAAGAACGAGATTAGAATGGTTAATGATGAACTGGACTTATTGAATAATTGGTAATTTATTTACAACTGTAAAACATTATGAGTATTATTGTGCCAATGAAAACAACAAAGATAGACCGTACTAAACTGATGACCGTAGGCAACTATGCGAAGAAGTTTAATGTAATTCGGCAAACGGTGTATAACCAAATCAAGTCAGGCGAATTGAAGTCAGATAATATTGACGGGGTTGCATTCGTAGTGATAGACTAAATTTTTTTACCCTATAATTTAACAACTGTAAAATGATAACCAAAACAAAAAAGATGAAACAGATTAAAATTTTTGAAGAGAAAGTAGAGTTGATTGAACTTGATAGTGTTATCGGTTCTGGGTACGAAGAAGATGTTTCGAAACTAGCTATTGAAGATAAGATAGCTTACAGAGCAGCCCGTAAAAATATGCAGATACATTCAGCTATCATTTTGAAGGTTGACGATGAGTTTGCTGGGTTTTTTACATTTGAAATTAACCATGAAGCTGAGGAGTATTGCCTATTACAATCCGCTATGTATCCAAAGTTCGCAAGTGTTGAGACTTATCAGAAGATGGTTCAAAGGATTATAGATATAAACACTTTTGGTTATCCTATGATAATGACCGTATCTAAGAAGCACAAACTAGAAAGGCCATCTACGTTTTTAGAGTTAGGATTTAAAGTTAACCTAGATAAAAACGACTTTGTTTATATGTATTATGGCGATGCTTCACAGGTTAGAATGAAGTTACTAGCGCATACTGCAATGACTAATCTTTGGAGGTCTACGTCTGGACTGTGGCTTAAAAACAAAAGAGCGTGGAACGAACAAATAGAAGAAGCGGGAGAAAGAAACAAAGTAGTAAACCCTAAATATGCGACTCGCGAGGGGTGCTGGCAGGGTTCAAAAGGGTTCTCAAATATTGTCTTATCTAAAAATGTAATTGAAAAAGGCAAGATTGTCCACAAAGACACAAAGACTTTAAACGATAACGCTTCCGTTTTAGACCCTACCGCGTGTGAAATAATACTAAGGATGTTTATGCCTACTAGTGGCGTTAGGGTTTATAATCCTTTCGGTGGTGGTGTTCAGATGGGATACGTTACAGGTGCAAGTGGTTTCGAATACCTTTCAAGCGAAATAAGACAAAACCAATGTGATGCTAATAATGCAATTTGTAAGGACTTTTATAATACAAAATGGCTAAAGTCTAACACGGCAAACTTCACGCCAAAACAAAACTATGATTTGATATTTAGTTGCCCGCCTTATTACAGGGTTGAGAAGTATATTGATTATGATGGGTTGCCACCTGAAGGAGAAATAAACCACCTAGATACATACGAGAAGTTTAGAGATATGTTATTCCAAGGGTATAAAAATGCAATCTCAGTAATGAACGACAACACTTTCTTTGTTGTAATGACAGGTGATAGCAGGGATAAAAACGGGGCTTATTATGGTTGTGAATCTGAACACGAATTGTTTTTCAAAGAACAGGGGCTGCACATATACAATAAAATCATATACCTAGAAAGTGAGTTTACGCGGTTCTCACAGGCAAAGAAAACACTTCACAGTAGAAAGTTTCCAAAGGCTGACCAGAAGATATTGGTTTTCTACAAAGGTGACATGAGCAAGATAAAAGAGTTGTACCCTAATATTGGGAGGCTTTGAAAAACTACTCTACAAAAATATCCCTAACCAAAAATGGCAGGGGTGTTTATTCAATCGACCCTACTATCGGATGTGGTAGTGGGGTCGCTGAAAACAAGAAAGGTTGTTATGGAGATTGCTATTCTGCGAAGTCAGCGAAGATGTACGGTTACGACTTTTCAAATACTATTTTACGAGACTTTGAAAATGAGAAACATCTTTATTCAATATCCAATGAAATAAACAGAATAGACCTACCTTTTATCAGGATGGGTAGTTCTGGTGACCCTTCAGAAAACTGGGAGCATACTTTGAGGATTTGTAAACAGTTATCGAAACACATAAACATAAACCAGTATAGCGCATTTGATGGACTTGAAAAGAACAAGCAAATAGTTATAATAACGAAGCATTGGCAGACTTTAACAGATAGCCAATTGACTGAGCTATCAAAGTATAATATTTGCGTAAATACGTCTGTTTCTGCTATTGATAATGAAGATGAACTAACAGGTAGAATGAACGAGTACAAGCGCATTAAACCGTACTGCAAATCAGTTTTAAGGATAGTTTCTTTTGACTTTAATTTAGATAACGTCAAGGGTCATAATTACTACAAAATACAGTTAGGGTTATTCAAGAACAAAGGGGTAATTGATACGGTTTTCAGAGCATCAAAAGGTAACCCACTTGTTAGAGATGGTGTTATTAATACTCACAAAACAAAGTTCTTAGGTAAGAACGCATTGGTAAGCAAGTATAATAAAAAAACGTACTTCGGAAAATGCGGTAATTGCTTAGAAATGTGTGGTGTTAATTCTAGTTTAGCCTTTGCGGTTGACTAGAAAAAATGTATATTTGTAACGCTTCACGTCAACGGAGCAGGTAGCTTAAAATTCAACGATATTGAGAAAAACAATCATCTGTAAGAGGAGCAAAAGTCGGGACGGCCTATCGTTGTGCCCCCTATTTTTTCACGTTGACAGCGTGGCCTCTTACAGTATTTCACATAAATGGTAGAGGACTATCATAACAATTACGGAAGCGGTTGGATAAGCCTATTTAGGTCTGTTAAAAAGCATTGGATTTGGAGCGATGCCAGTAAACTAAAGTGGTGGATAACAATCCTTTTTGAAGTGAATCACAGCGAAGGAAAATTAGCACTTGGGTATTCAGTACACAATATCAAACGAGGCCAATCTGCAAAGAGCCTTAGAACGTGGGCAAATGAATTTGAAACAAGCGTAAAAACGGTAGTCAAGTTTTTCACTATGCTGGAAAACGATGGAATGATAACACGCAAAACAATAGGAAAAGGGAAACAAAGCACGACCCTGCTAACTGTCTGTGAATACGACACTTACCAAAGTAAGCAACCTAAAAAGGAAACGCTAGGGTACACACAAGAGCCACGCAAGGGTACACACAAAGGGGGTACAAACAATAATGCTAATAACGAAAACAATGATAACAATGACGGTCTGGATTTTTCTGAAGAAGATTTAGAAATTCCAGTAGTAACTGATTTTGATTTATTCTGGATGGCTTATGATAAGTCAATTGCATTATTACCATGTCAACGTGAATGGTCGGAAATTGACCCTAAAGAATATCCTAAAATACTAATACACGTTCCGAAGTTCGTAGCGGCATCTGGAAACTTCCTTTGTAATCCTTTAAAATACTTAAAGGATAGGAGGTGGTTAGACAAAGACCTTCCGAACTACGCCAATCAAAAACCTAAGTCAGTACTATTTAAACCAAACTTACACCCAGACCAATGAGCATTGAAAGACAAGTTATTGGAGCATTGATTTTGAACCCCGACAATTACGTGGATGTATCGGAACTACTCCAGCCAAATACATTTCAAGAACCCGAACCTAAGTCTATATTCGAGGCATTTGAAAACCTTTACCTCAAAGAATCGAAGATTAGTATCTCCGTAATTGAAGAACATCTCAAAAAGTCAGGTACTCCGATTAACATTAATCAGGTTATAAGCGACCTAAATTCAGGACGTGCGTTTGTTGAGCATTGCCAAATCTTAAAGGAAAAGGAAGTAAAGCGTGAACAGCAAAAGTTCGGAACTGAAATACTATCCAAAGCAAACGACCCAAAGACAGACCCGTTTGAAACTAATGACCTTTTGATGCAAGAAGCTGAACGCGTTGTATCAATGGTTGACTTCGGAAAAAAGAAAAATAACGCTGAACTTCTGAATACCGTCACAAAGAAGATGGAACTTGCTCAATCTACTGGAGGAATGACGGGTTGCCTATCGGGCTTTACTGGATTGGATAGGGTTTACGGAGGTCGGCAAAACTCAGACCTAATAATAAAGGCTGCGCGCCCTGCAATGGGTAAGACCTCACAGGCATTGTGCGAAGCTAAGTACATGGCGTTTGAGGATAACCGAAAGGTGCTATTCTTTAGCTTAGAAATGAGCGCAGACCAATTGATGCAACGTCTGGTAAGTGTTCACACAGGACTAAAGCTATCCGATATTCGAGGAGGTAAACTATCCAAAGACCAATGGGCTAAGTACTACCGTGAGGTTGACTACCTGAGAAACGATAACCTTATGATTGTGGATGATGTGTATTCGCTGAATGGTATCAAAACGAGATGCCGCAAAATGAAGATGAAAGGCCAATTGGATGCCGTGTACATTGATTACCTACAATTGATTAACCATTCTGTTGGAAAAGGTCGCAACAAGGAAAACGAGGTTAGTGAAATTTCAAGGGCTTTGAAGATGTTAGCCAAATCCTTAGACGTTCCCGTGATATGTTTAAGCCAACTCTCACGAGGCGTTGAAAGCCGTGGGGACAAGAAACCTATGTTATCCGATTTGAGGGACTCAGGAGCCATTGAACAGGATGCCGACATTGTAGAGTTTATTTATCGTCCTGAGTATTACGAGCCAGACAATAGTAAGCCTGGACAAGCCTTTGTTCTAATATCTAAGAATAGAAATGGAGCTTGTGGAGATATTGAATTATACTTTGACAAGGAATGTACGCGATTTGAAAACCCAACCTTTGAATCGGCTAATGAAACCAACTATAAACCTAATTACCAAGTAAACCACAATGACAACGGGACACCTTTTTAAACTACTGGACAGAAGCACAGAGGCATCTATCGACCTTACGGATAATCCAACAAAGGAAAAGTCTGTTGAGGTAGTTAGGTTGACTCAATTGGTTCAAGATGAAATCAAATCACTTAAAGAAAAACCATGATACCACTTGCCCTACTAATGACCGCGATAACAATTGGAATGGTTATAAACGATTTAAACAAATAGACAAATGAAATACGAAAACAGAGAGAGAATAATAGATATTCTGAAATGGCACTCCGAACTAATCGGAACAGACCCGCAAGAATTAAAGACATTGGTTAGTGAGATGATGCAAATACAAACGCACGCCATATCGTTAAGCCTGGAGGAAGAAATACATATTCAAATGGCTACCTTCTGCGCGGCTCTGGATTATGAACCAACGCCTGAGAATAACCATTGCAGAGATAAAGACCTAATCGTAAAACGGGATGTGATTTCCAAAATGATTGTTGACCAGTACTTCGCATACCCTAGATTACCTCACGTTATTAGTGAGTTCTTTGGTAAGGATAGGTCAACGGGTAATAACATGGTTAGCAGATGCAAGATTCGACACGAAACCAAGGAGATACTATTCATGTACCATTACAATAGGCTGGTTGTAAGTGAATTTATAGCAGCCTGATTGAAACTGAACTAAGCAATTAAACTAAGGAGATATGAAAAAGACCGCAGAGGAAATAGCACAACTTGTAATTGATAACCGTTACCCAAAGAGTGAGAATCAAAAGGTTAGTGATAGCGAAATGTATCACGTATTAGTTGAGCAGATTAAAGAGTTCGCCA